GGGGGTAATTTGTCGATCCATAGTCCACCGTGTTCCCTGAAGGGTTGTCAATCACATAGCAGTCGAGAACGCCCGCGACGGCATAGACGTTGGCGAAAATGGCATCTGTCGTCCCATGGCTGTTGAGTGCCACTGAGTTCTGTCGGCGCAACTCGAAAGCCTGAGAGCTTTCCACGTCTGAGCCTAGAATCCCCGCTGAGGCGTTTGTTACCGTATCCCAGCCCGGAACTGTCTGGTATAGCTGCGTAAGCGCGCCTACGGGGCAAGGAATTGGCCCTGTGGCCACATTAGCGAACTCTGCCGGAACTGTTCCGTCCATCCCGATGTTCACAGAGCCAAGAAGTTGATAGACGTTCTGAGAAGTGTCAAGAGCGAGAACGCCAGCCGGGATATAGCTGCCCGGAATTCCCCCGATGGTCGCAATCACAACCGTGGAAGAAGCCGCATTGCGCGTCATAAAGTAAAAGCGTCCTATTGCGTCCTGAAATCGCCCCTCAGCGTATTGCGGATCGATCTGGTTTACAACGTAGGCTATGGCGCTGTTCTTGTCTGAGATGATTGCCGAGTTGCTAGAGGCAATCTGTCCTTGAGGCGTGGAGAGCGAAGGATTTACGCCCCCGCCAAAAGCATTATTGATGTCTGACTGCTCACCGGCAAGGATCGCCGCATCAGTCGGTAGAACGACACCCTCTGGCGTCCATATTATCGGCGGTACGCTTGTGCTCATCAGATATTCACCGTAACGCTAGTTCCGTCCGTGGTTGTGAACTGCACCTGGCCGCTGACCTCACGACCTGCAATTGAAGTGATGATTGTGTTGACTGTAGCCACTCCAGGAACGCTCAATGCCGCGTTATTCAATGCCGTTGTGACCTGTGATGACGTGGGATTCTGGCCTAAAAGTTGCTGCCAATAGGCCATGCCTTGAGAAGTGTCGTACCAAAGCTCTCCCAAAAACAGCCGTATCGCACTCGCCACGTCCTGCGCAACCGCGTAAGGAGGCGCAGCAAGCGCAATCGACCCGTTAGAGTCTAGGACCAAATCCCAGGCTTTGATGTCCAAAAGCAGCGTATTGGCTGGCGAACCCATAAAGCTATTATGCCTCTATCCTTTCCTACACACAATCACACCCCACTGAGGTAAAAGCAGATTGCCGTTCCGATAATTCCGCCGTTGGATGCCACAAGATAAATGTCCGTTGCATCAAACCCTGTTGGCGATTGCAGCCATATTCGATCATCTGTAGTGCTGGTCCCTGTCGTAGCCATCTGCACAGATACGGCCAGCGGAGCAACAGAGAGGCCATGCGCCACGGTGAACTTCCCTCCCGCAGTGGGAGCCAGTGCCACGTTTGCAACTGATAACGTGCTACCGATTGGCTTCCATCCTGTGCCAATTCCAATGCCGCTCCCAGCCCCTACAAAAACCTCATTTGTGTCTGTGGTGTACGCCAGAATACCGACCTTGCCAACCGAGGAAAGCAACGCCAGATTCGCCCGCGTTCCTTGCAAAAGTTTGTATGGAGATGGCATTAGAAAGTACCTCCATTGAGAGGCGCGATGCTCACGTCAGAGCCTGTGATGGTGACCACACCTGTTGCCGTTATATTGGCAGCCCCGGCGATGTTTGCAGTCAACGTCGGGGCAGTGATTGAAACCTCTCCTGATTCCATAATCTCAACCGAGGCACTACCAACCGTCATTCTCAGATTGTTAGGGGAAACAATCTCGATCCCTGTATCTGAGAACTTAATATACTGAGTTGGAACTCCGTTGAGCAACCCGCCAATATACATCCCATCCGAGAAATCATGCGTCCTGAAACTGCCGGGGTTCGCCTGCGCTTTTGTGCTTTTGACATTCGTAATGTCCCGGCTGGCAAAGACTGCAATTCCAATATCTCCCGGCTGCGGATCGATAATGATTGCGTTAGCACCACCTTGAACTCGCAGGTATGGAAGTCCGTACATCGTCAAGTGCGGAGTGCCTACCATCTGCCCGCCCGCGCCGATGCTTACCTGATTCGCCAAAATCTGTACATCGACTGTTCCGACTTGGGAGAGACCACCATCATTTGAGCAAGCAATCACCTTGACGATTGTCGCCGTCTGCACGTTTGCGAGAGCTTGCTCTACGACAAAACGGAGATTGTTATAGACTCCCCATAAACTAGAGGGGCGTAACATCCCAAGAGGATTGAATGAACTCATGCCGCAGCCCCCACGACGCTGGTTTTACTACAGTTTAGCGTGGACTGCCAACGGCCTCCCGCTATGATACTTTCCAGCGTATGAGAGATGTTTATAACCTGCCACGGACCAGTAGACGGAGTTACTCCAGATTGGATTTGCACCGTTCCGCCAAACAAGATATTAGGGTTGAAATTGGTATCGACGACTAATCCCATTCCGTTAAAATACGGAAATCCAATCAATCCGGTTTCAGGAGATATTAAAGGAACGAGAGGAGTGATTCGCGCTACTCCGCGAGGGCAGATTGCCAGAATTCCATTGTCTATGTACATATCAAAGTTGTATGCTTTCATCAAACTCTGAGCCTGAAAGAAAGCCGTGTTTCCCTGATATGTTCCCTTAGGGATAGTCACGTTCACACCATTATTCTCAAACGCAAACCCCATTTGTTTTGCCAACTGTCCCATCACCGTATTGACTGTGGTGTTGCTTGCAATACTGAGCGGTGAAACCGGAAGAAGTTGCGCGGCATCAGTCCCCGTTGCCTGAATGTCGATAAACACTTCCGGCATTGCTTGATAATTTGCGAATGCCTGCTTAATCAACCCAATAAAGACGAGCGTAGATTGCTGCCCATCAATAGCAGTCACAGTGATTTTGTTGGGTGGACCTGGCTGCGGCTGTGGCTGCCACCATAAATATGTCATGGCATTCATGTCGCCTTGGCTTAGTCCAAATATCCGAGCGCGAAGAGCACTCCCCGCAAAACTTCCGCCCATATCGATGTTTACGCTTGCCTTGAGTCCTAGAATTGCAACGGTGTTTTTCCCCGATGATTGGAATACGCTTCCGCCGCCAAGCGTGATAGTGATCTGCAACTGCTTCTGGTTCGCAAAAGAGGAACTAGGTGATCCCATAAGTCACCTCGTCTGCTGAGTCGAGATAAAGCAGTACCCAGCGTGTCCCCAGCCCAGTGTAGATAGGGTCGCTTGTTCCTTGCGTATCGAAGAATAGCAACCATCCGGCGAACCCAAGGTACGCAGTAGGAACAAGCGATACCAGATTCTTGCATTGTACGGCATAAGCTATCTGCGTTCCGCCAACTGAAAGATCAAAAAACATACACTGATTCTTGACGTAAATCGAGATGACGCAGTTCTGCCCGTCCAATACTATTTGAAGTTGCTGAGACGGCACGGATTGGAGATTTATCTGCTGCATCATGCACTCGGAGGCGTTATTCCTAACGCATTTTTTATCCACGTCATCGCGTTCTGTAGTGTGCCGGATGATGGGGTGGATGGTTGTGTCTGCCCGTTACTCACACAAGGAGAACAGGACGGAGATTGAGGCGTAGGAGTAACCTTCTTTGGCTTTCCCGGAGTCACTGGTGAAGGAGTTGGCGTTACGCTCCCTGGCGTATTTGCATACGAAAGAGTGACCTGCTTTACCTCTTCCAGCATCACGTCAATCAAGAGCATTGTCGCTCCCTTGTTCGACATTCTCCGGTATGAATATCGTGCGATGGTATAGCCGTCGTACTCGGCATCTGGAGTAATTACAATCCAGAGAGACGTTCCGAGACAAGCAGTTTCAAGCGCATTGAGAAGGGCAGTCTTGTCAGAATCGCTACCACTGAACGCTAGAGTCACAACAGGGTTCGCCGGGGTCCAAATCTTGTCATAACTCACGAACGAACCAGTCTCAACCGGGAATGTAGAAACGGTACTCTGTCGAGAGTAATCAAAGGAATAAGTTGAAAGCGTTCCATCTACTGACGGAGTGAAGAATGCAGAGCCATCTACGGCTGAAAATATCCCCCATATCAATTCTTGGGATGCAATAATTAAAGGCTGCGTAGGTGCCATGCTTATATTGATCGATGGACTTCCCGCCGATGTACGCGGAATGGACGGCACACCGGGATAATTTGGGACATCTGGATAAGGTATCAGTGGCATCACAGTGACCCCGAATTGGCCGGACTCACTGTCAGCCAATCCATATTCCGGCTCATATCCTTCCAGATACTCTGAGCGTCCGTCGCCTTGGTGTGGATGTCGATATGTCCAAAATGGTTTGTTACGCTCCTATCAACCGAAGAAACTGACGATCCTGATGCGGGGAAAGGGCCGCGAAGCGTCGAAGATGCTGAAGGAATCCCGATAGCCGGGCTGGGATTCGCATCTCCTGATACTTTCCCCGTCTGCCATTTACTTAACATCTGCGCATCATTCAATCCCGCATAAGACTTGCTCTGTAGAAGCGCGTACATCGCGCTCCATCCCATGCCTTCATCTGGAAATACCGCAATCTTCTTTCCGCCCTGAGCGGTCACATATCCTGTTGCGCCATGGTCAACGGCGAACTTCCCGTACTCAATATCTCCGGGGTTATGGGCCTGTTGAGGGATGTTCGGACTTTCGCCCTTCGCATAGAACCCCTCGGCATTGGCAATCTTCTGCCCACGTGCGCGAGTCTCGTCAGATACTCCATTGACCTTCACCCCAAGCTCTCCCGGAAGCGTTAGATTGTTCCACGCCCACGTTAGTGCTTTCTTTACCGCACCTTCGGGAACATTGACCCCCTGTGAGCGTAGCCAGTTCTCAAAACGGTCTGTTGCCGCCTCAATCTGATCTCCAAGCCACTTGAAAGCGTCTCCGGCCTTGCGGATGTTGCTCTCAAACTGGCTCCAATCGAACAGGCTTGCCCCGCCGTGGCTCCAGGACGAGTAATCCAAGGTAAGGCCCGTAAAAGCCGCTGCGAGGGCTGCTATGGCCGCTACAACGAGCAGGATGGGGCCTGAGATTTCAATCGTGGAAAGGAATAACACCCCCATTGCCACACTCACTGCCCCAATTCCGGCTGCCAGCGCCGCCATGAACGCCGCAACTGCGGTTTGATGGGAAAGGCACCAGTTCAGCCCACCCTCCAGCAAGGCGAAGAACTTCTCTAAAATAGGCGTTACGGTTTCGAGGAGTTCGTACCCCAGCTTATTGAACTGCGCATGGAGAAGCGCAAGCTGCATAGTCATCTGCGCGGCACTGGAAACATTCTGATTTGTCGGAGACAGTTTACGCGCCTGTTCTAACATCGCCGCAAACTGACGGGGGTTCTCGAAAAGGAGATTGGCAACTCCAGCAGGCATACCGGCCTGTTGGAACCATGCAAACACCTGCTCGCGGTTCTTTCCCTGTGCCCACTTCGTCATGTCTTGAAGTTCATCAAGGGCAGACCGAGCTTTACCCTTGCTGTCGATCATGGCAACGCCCATCTTCCCTAAGATTGGAATGAGCGAAGAACCAAGGCCATTTGAAAGATTCAGGCTTTCGGTTGCCAGATGAGCAATGTATCCCTGCATCTCTTGTGCAGAGCCGCCCACCATCGTAGAGGCGATTCCCCACGCTGACAATGCCTGCACGGGGATGTTCAGATTTTTAGAGAGAAACCCAAGCTGCGTGTTTGTTGCAATAGCCTGCATCGTGAACTGGCGCAATGCAACAGTTCCGCCAATCAGCGCAAGGAACGCGGCCATCTTCCCGGCAAGAGAGGTAAGCTCCTCCCCTGTGCCTTTAGCCGCTTTGGATACTCCGCCAATCCCCTTACTAGCCGAGTCTCCACTTTTTTCTAGGTCTTTAAGTTTCTGGCGAACGCCGGGAGCCTTCGCATCTACATCCTTGCTATCAAGGCCCAAAGTTACGATCAAACTGTCAATAACTGTGGGCATGGCCTATTCCCTCTCGTTCGCTGAATCTACGGCGCATATTTCAAGAAGATTATGGGCATCCTCCTCGCCATAGATCGTTTGCAGTTCATGAAGCGTTGCCAATCTCCGCCCAACTATGACCCCGATGATCTTGGGGACATTCGCGTACCCGGCTTGTGCTTTAGCGCCCCCAGCGTGGTGCCGAGCGATTCCGAGAGGCCGGCGGCGAGAGAAAAATCCAGGTGAAGTTTCAGTACCTCCCACTTGAGCGTGAGAAGTGTTTTCACTTCCTCGACCTGACTCTCAAAAAGCGGGTATCCAACCTTGACCTGTGGCTTCTGGAGATTCGGAACAAACTCAACGCACTCCATCAATTCGGCGAGTAGCGGCCTGATTGCAGTAGAGGAAATGGCGAACAGTTTCTTGAGACCGATTTCTGCAAGCGCCGCCATGCCTAACTCTAAAGCTCCGTCGGGAATCTCCACGTTAGCCGCTCCAAGAGCAAGCATCACGCGGATTGCCCAATCCTCAGCTTTCGTCGCTGGCATTTCAGTGAGCAGAAAAGATTTTCCCTTGTCTCTGCCCTCCGAGTCTACCGTGTACGTCGATGTTTTGCGCATGATCTCCTTACCTCACTTAC